TATAACGAGGTTATATTCTATCAAGGATAGTAATACTTCAATTACTACTATAGACTGTAGTGCCAACCTGATGAATCATTATGTTACAGATAGCTTCTCTAATACTGGAGGGAATCAATCTGTGCTCTCTCTTGTATCAAATATGTCAAAGAGTATTGGGTATGACGAAGTAGAAGTAGACCTAAGCTCTTTCTCTGTTGAAGATGCTACCAAAATAGAGCAGTACCTATCTACCGCAAAAACGAGGCTATCTATTGTAGGTTCTATTACAGATGCCATTAAGACTTTAAGTGACCAAGTAGGTCTATCTTGGAGGCAGGTTGATGGAGTCAAGATTGTAGTTACCCCAACAAAGGTTGGTGCTAATAAGATACTTGGTGTAGTGAAAAATGGGTATGCGAAAGTTAGTTCTGGAGGGGCTGGTTCTGTAAAAGAAATAACTTTCTTGAAGACTCTGGAAGAGAATGTTGATGACAACACTGTTATTATATTAAATCACCTAACAGGTCTAATATCATCAAACAAAGAGTATAGAATCTCTTACGCTTACTCTGACCAAATAGTTGGAGAAGATGAGGAAGTAATCACTCCTTCTGGAGTCGCAGTAAAAAAACCTAGTTTGACAGGCAGTGCGAGTCAAGACAATCCTTTCGTAAGTAACTCCAACCTCTCAGGTTTGAAGATAAAGAACTCTGCATCAACCAGTAACGGTATGGTTAGGAAGAACACCGCCGAATTCGCAAAAATTGTCAGTAGTCACTTCGGTTATGATGTTATTAAGCATTTTAGTTCTTTTAATGACGACTACCATAAGAACAAAGGTGGTAAGCACCCTATAGGCTTGGCTTTCGACTTCTCACTTAACAACTCTAATTTAAAACATGCCGCTAAGATAACCCAAGAAGTACGCCAGTTGGCAAAAGACTATGGTTTCAAGGTGGCTTTACTAGATGAGTACAACTATCCCTCAGAGAACTCTACAGGAGGACACATCCACGTTTCTGTCCTAGGTATTGATAATGAGGCTAACTATTTACCTCAGTATAACAAGAGTGGTGGTGAACCTCTGAAGAGAAGAACCTCTGTTACTTCAAACTTAGAATACAGGAATGTTAAAGCCCTCTTAAACCCTTCTGTTAAACCTCAGACTCAACTCGCAATTCTAGAAGACATTACCAGTAACAGGGATGATTTTGAAGAAAAAGGTAGAGAGAGTTTAAGTTCTCGTTCTGGGGATATTGTAGAAGAGAGTTACAAAGTATGTAGGGTTAGGAACGCCAAGTTCACAGGTAACAATAAGTCAGGTGATTGGATTATGCAACTATTCTGTGAAGATACAGATTCAATGCTTGCGGATGAAAAAGAGGTTGCTAGGATTCTAGCCACAAACCCAGAGTCTAGTGTGGATATTGTGGAGGCTGTAGATAAGGAAAAAGCTAAGAAGCCTAAGAAGAAGAAAGATGATGTAGATGACTTTTAATAATAAGGAATGAGGTATGGACAATAGTTTAGAGTTGGTTATAAAATACCTAATCAATCAAAATAACCACAATATAAATATCTCATTTCCAGCGGTAGTGGTAGGGGTTGAAAAGCTGGTTGATGGGTTGGTGGATGTGCAACCTATAGTAAGTCACTTAGACCCCTTGACTAGGAAGGCGACAACATTCCCAGTGCTTTATGATATAAGCTTGCTGTTCCCAAACACAAGCAAATCAACAATCTCCTTTCCTGTGAACCAAGGTGACTACGTAGATTTAATCGTACAATCGGTGGATATACAGAGGTTCGTTGATGGTGATGAAGGCGTACATGACCCAGATTTCCTATCTCATGGAAATCTATCTAATGTGGTAGCTTTGGTAGGATTCACTCCATATCAAAAATCCCCCTTTAACCCAAACAATTACCGAAACGAATTCAACGACCAAGACTTAAATATTGTTCACAATAAGAACACAGATTCGGAGATTGTATTTAAACTTACCTCTGAAGGGGATTTGAAAGTTATTAATGCTAAGAAAGTCAGTTATGAGTGTGAGGAGTTTGAGGTCACAGCTTCTGAAAAGATTAAGTTCACAGCACCATTGATATCTGAGAATGGTAGGTAAGGAGTATTTATGTTTGAAATAGTTATAGACTCCCCTGTACCAGACCTAAAAGGTTTAAGGGAAGATTTTTCAAGACAGTTAGTAAGTATGAAATCTGAATTCCCAGATATCCAAGATTTTGTTGATGAACTTGGAGGTATCCAGATTCCTAACCTTCTAGGACTACCCAAAGAAATTTTCTCTAAGTATTCGAATACGGTACAGGAGGTTATGGAAATTATAGATGCCATAAAGTACCAAGCTGATACGTTAACGATGATGAATGTTTTTCAGCCGTTAGCATCTGTTATAGGAGGTTCTTTAGAGTCTTTGTTGCCAAAGATTCCTGTACTAGGGATATCGATAATAGATATCGTTGGGGGAAGAGTCCAAGGTTTATATGACGCAGTTAAGTTAGCCCTACAGGAGGGTGTTAAACTACCTTTCGTTCCACTTAAAATCTTTGAGGGTTTCAGTAACTTTGAGAAAGAAGCTCTTATAGCTCTTAAAATGATTCTTATTGGATATAAAGAGATGTTACTAAACACTATGCAGAGTATGATTTCCTCTGCTATGAGCATCCTAGAAATATCTGGAACTCTTCCCAGTCTTCCAGAAATACCCTCAATTGACCAACTTAAAAGCCTAGCTCTAAACTTCTTCCCTGAATACGATACTTGGTACAATCTCGTTAGGAATCTAGACCCGACAAGTATTCTCAGTGCTATGGGTTTTGGCATGTTTGTAATACCTGAAATAAACTTTTTACCTAACTACAGCAATTATGAACAGTATTTAATGGAGTCCCTCAATCAGATTAAAGATGCAATAAGTTCTATCTCTTTAAGATTGTTGGTAAATTTTGTTGAGAATACACTAGGAATGCTGGGATTCAAATTCCCCACAATCACTATAAGGATATAGATATGGATATTAAATTTGACCAACAAGAATATGATATAGTGCTTTTTGAGGATGGTGATGGAAACCTTGACCTCAAACTTACCGAGGATGATGCTGAGGACTTGATGCAAAGACTCGTTCTCAGGTTCAAAACATATCCTAGGGACTTGTTCTGGAACGTAAACTATGGTATAGATTACCTGAACAGCGTTTTTGGTAAAAATAGACCTAAAACAACAGTAGATATTATTGTAAAGAATGAGATATTAAAAGAGCCTATGGTAGAAAAACTGGAATCTTTCGAATCAGATATTATCAACTACTCATATTCCTGTAAGTTCAGTGTAAAGCTTAGGTATGAAGAGGTGGTCTCCAATTTCTACCTCTTAACTGATGAGAATGGATTAATTTTAACTAATGAGAGTGGCGAGAGTTTCATCTCTGCCATATAGAAACTTTAAAGGAGTCTTTATGCCTAATGTTTTTGATGAACGAGGTGTAGTAACACAAGGAATTGATGAGTTCCGAAGAGATATGTCAGAAGCAGCAAAAGTCGCCTTCTCAGACAAGTTAGACGGCAGAGAATTGAGGGTTGATGACTCTAGTGTTCTTGGTAGGCTTTTTGCGATTGTATCTAAACCTCTTGCACAGAACGCTGAAATACTGCCTCTGATTCTACAGTCATTAGACTTGAATAGTGCAGAAGGTCAACAGCTAGACAACCTACTTTGGAATATTCATAGAATAAAGCGTAAGTCCGAATCCCCAGCTACGGGTATGGTTATACTTTATGGAGACTTGGGTGTAGAAGTATCCCAAGGCAGCTCTGTAAGCAACACTATGACGGGTGATGCCTATACTACTGATAATGATGTTACATTCTCAACCAGAGGATGTAGTGGTGTTGATATAAAAATTAACTCTGTTGGTGGTGCTTACCAATTGAATTACACAATTGACGGGTACTTATCTGAGTCCCCTGCTATTGTTGTTGAACTAAACACAACAGACAAAACAATTAGGGATGTGGCAGATAGATTTGTTGACGCTATTAACAATCAGTCAAGTTACTTATACGCCACTAGGAATAACGATAACACTGTTAAGGTTAGTATTCTAGATGAAACCCGAATTGGGAGTTTTAGGATTGACGGTCTAGCGACTCTCACAAGGGCTTACATGCCTGTTTACGTTACATCAAGTACCTATACATCTCAAGAGAGTTTAGCTGGTCAAGTATCTTCTATTAGAACCTCTACATTAGGTTGGAGGGGTGTATACAACCCATTCTACATTTTCCCTTCTACAAGTATAGAATCTGATGAGGAGTACAGGTACAGAGGTAAGCTTCTTCAATCAGGAAGCTCTGGAAAGTACACTTCTATTATCATGGCTCTAAAATCGGTTAAGGGTGTGGTCTACGAGAACGTCCAACAGAATACTTCTGCTAACCCAACAAACAGCGGTATAATCAACAATGGTGTTGCTGTTACAGTAATGGGTGGCAATGAGGACGAAATCGCATTAGCAATATTTAACTCCGTATCTGAAGGTATCGCTACTTCAGGGGAGATACTGAAATTAGTAAAGGATATAAACGGTTTCGAGCATGAGATTAGATTCTCAAGACCAAAGATTATCCCACTAGAGATGTCGCTATCTCTTATCACTTATCCCAACTTCCCTGTAAATGGAAATGCCAAGATTAGACAGGCTATCGTTGAGTGGTTTAATAGCCTAAACGTTGGTGAAGATATACACTATTCAAGATTGTATGAGCCTATCAACTCTATTCAAGGTTTTGCAGTCAAGAATCTGAAGTTTGGCTACAAGGGCGGAACTCTAAGTATAGAAGATGTCATAATCCGTCATGATGAGATTGCAACTTTAGACGCTAGTGATATTATTATTGGAGGCTCTAGAGGTAATAAAAATATAGTTGATGAGCCTATGGCTACCTAAGAAGGATTATTATGAACAAACCTGTTGTGGTAAATTACCACGAAGAATATCACGAAACCAAACCATCTCTGTTCCGAGAAAGTGAGAATATCGATAGGGTTTTACAAGCTATCTTTGACGTATGCGACTATCAACAGGAGGATTTCCTATGGTTAAGTCAAAACCTTTTGAATCTAGATGAAGCCCAAGGGTTTCACCTAGATTTGATAGGTGGTATTGTTGGTCAACCAAGGTTTCTAAGCGACTTTAATACTGAACCTTACTTTGGATATGAGGGTAGCTATCAGAGCAAGTCTTTTGGCTCTCCTACAGACCCCAGCGTTGGTGGCTACTGGAACTCTAGAAGCTACTTTAACACCTCCACAGCTCGACAACTAACGGATAGTGAGTACAGAAGGCTTATCAAGGCTAGAGCTATATATAACCAATCAAATTGCACAGCCAATGATTTGTTAGAGGTTGTGAACCTAGTCACGGATAGTGAAAATAATACTATTCAAATTCTAAGACATGGTTTAATACAAATAACAACTGACGACACGACTGGAATATTATCCTACTTTGTAGATAGACTCTACCTTGAAGATAATCTATTACCTGTTGCAGCTGGAGTTAGAGTTGGATTGGAAGAGGTATTTGGAGTCGAGATACCAGAGGGTGAAGGTGGTACTGTAGAAGACTTTGACTATGCTGTAATTAGGTACAGATGGCTTCCTTCAGGCGGTCAAGACCTAGACACCAGAACATCGTTGACAAATCCAAACAGGAACAACGCTATGGTAGGATGGGATAGATTAAGTACTGATAATGGATACTTGGTATGGAATGGAGATAATACTGCTAACGGTGTTGAAACTGTCCTGCTAGACGTTAAGAAGATTCTTTTAGACTTCCCACAGCAAGTCACCATAGAAGCTGATATGAGGGCTTTCTGGTACAGTACTCGTCTGGATGGAAACTTAGACATTGAGTTTGCTACCTATAAAGGTGGAACAATGCAAAAATCTGGTTATGACTTTATTAATACTGGTGGAAATCTAATACAAAATCTAAAAGTTAGCACTAATACTACAGACACCAACACAGGTGGTAATGGGGAGAGACTCGCCAAATTGACGTACAACATATTCAGCAAAACAGGTAGTTTAACTAAGATTTAATACGGAATGAGAATATGAGAGTAACATCGTTTTTAAAAGTCCAATTAGAGGACTATGAGCCAGTAGTTTTATCACTATATGAAGAGGACTTCTCCCTTGCTCTGAGGCAGTACCCAGAGTTGGGTTTGGACGACTTCATTCTTATGTCTCATCTAGGGTTCATTTTCCCCGTAATTGGTTCTATAGGGTCTTTACTACCACAACCTGTAACGAGCCGTATGAACCTAAAAACAGTGGCACTGGTAGGAACTCTATTTGACAAGTACAGTGTGCCAGAGTTGAAGTCAGACACGGCAACATTGGGTTGCTTTACGGACTACTTCCTAAGGTACTTCATTGCACATTCATTGGCTATGGATTATCCCCACTTAGAAAATGCAATAATGAACAGCTCTAAAGAGGAGCTGGAGGTGATAATAAATGATGTAACTGATGAGAGATTTTACGTTATTGACAAGCCCGTGTCTATAAAGATTCTTAGGTGTGACCCAGAAGATATGGATATCATATCAAACGTTCCTGTTCTTGCTAGGTCTGTCCCTATTGAGCTACAAAACCCTGATGCGTTTGATATTGCAAGAGCTAGATTAGTAAATGAGAATGAAGTTCTAAATGGCAAGGGTTACTCACCAGCAGAATATATAGCCCAAGGTGATTATATACAAATGTGGTCTGATACTGCATTATCTCCTAATCCTGATTTTGGCGACCCTGATGTATCTGTATCTTGTACACCAACATCTATCGAGTTTCTTCCTAGGGTAGTTGCTACTCCAGAAAAACCTAAAGTCACCTTAAGGGTTTCAATCACAGTAGATGGCAGAAATATTTTCTTCAACCCCGATACTAGAGGGGAATATACTGATTTATCGTTCAACTTGACTGATTGGAACTCTGAAGATAACACACCTCAAGGTATTGTGGATGAGATATTCCTCTATAGCGGTATAGACTTGATGAGGCAGAGGAATGCTGATAGTTGGTTCACTTACAGCCCTTATAGCACTGATAGCCCAAATAATGTGCCTGTCACAATACATGGTAGGGAGAGTGGAATGCCAAGCTCTCAGTGGGAAATATATAGGGATGTTGATTGTGTTATGACATTCATGCTCATTGATAACCTACAGCCGAATCAGATTGATTTTACTAAAGAGCAGTGGGGAGAAGAAGTGAATATCTACAGTTGCTCTGAATATATAAGCATGGCGACCTAAACACAGGAGATACAATATGATGGACTGCCTTTGTGTAGTTAGGGTAAATATAAATGCTATAGGTCAAAGAGATACTAATCTAAACTCTTGCGGTTTTTGTGGTGGCACAGGAGTATTACCTACAGAAACAAGAAGGAGGGTTAGTTATATTATGATGAACCCTTCGGAATCCTTCGATAAACCAAGCTACCTAAACTTAAAGATACCAAGAATTTTAGCCCAAACATAAATAGAAAATACCCCCTTTCTTTGGACTGCCTAAAACAATATAAAATATTAGAAGAGTTGCTATGAATACATTCGCTTTAATGCAAGTCCAAGTAGATGGTAGTCCTGATGAGATTGTATCAATTTCAGGATTTGACTTCTCTTGGATTTTGGAAGACCCTCAAGATGAAAATATAGAAGACCTTATAGTACTAACCTTGTTTAGGAACTACTTTGCCTCCACATCTATAAATTACTCAAGCCTACCATTTACAGACATGAATCCTGACTCTACTCAGATGATATTCGGAGTTATGGAGGATTATAGCACTATGAATGGGCATACGCAAGATAGTGCCAGCTTAGTGTGCTTTAACGAAAGAATCCTTAAAGATTTATTAAGTGGAGACCTTCAGCTAGGGGAAGAGGCTAGAGGTCTACCTCTTGAAGAGTTCCTTGAGCTTGCTAGACCTCACCTACCTCCGTCCCTAGAGGTTATCCAGAATCCTATAACATTAAGGATTGTTAGAGCAACTCTACCTCCTCCAGATATTTTACTTCCTCCACCTGCTCGACTTATGCCCACAGCCTTAATGGACTCTTCTCCTTCAAACTATATTGATGTGTTTGATATTTTAAAAGAGAAGCTTTCTAACAGGGAGGCTATTTTAGAAGGTAGCCATACTGTTGCAAGATACAATCCAATTGAGGATTATATAGAATTTGTCGCTGAATGTGGTCTTTACTTTGGGATGGAAGAGACAGGAGACTTCCAAATAGAAGTCTACAGTGATGATTCAAGTAATAGTAATGCTAATTTCTCGATAGAGCTATCTGGAATTAAAGAGTGGTTCAACATAAATCTAGGAAATCAGAAATTCTTCGATATGTTTACACCTAATTTAGATGATGGAGACTACTACTTTAATTTGGAGCAAGAGGAATCGGGAGATTATAGGGCTTACCTATCAATTAGGAATCTTTCAGACAGAATGCTAGGTATTAATATTGATACTGATGCTGATAGGGTACTTATCGAATCCGAATGGACTCCTGATGAAGAGGACTCTGGCAGGGGGGTTATTGTTAATGAAATACCTTACGGTATCTCGAATATGCGGTTTAAAACTTGGAACACTTTCTTAGCAATACCAAACTACCTTCCAGACACAATAACATCTCTAGAGAGAACCTTTGAGAGTTGTAAGAACTTCGACTCTGACATATCCAATTGGGATACTTCTAGGGTGACAAGTCTCAGCCATACATTTGATGGTTGTAAGAGCTTTATGCAAGATATATCTAGTTGGGATGTGAGTAATGTTACTAATATGGAATATGCGTTTAACGGGGCATACAACTTCAATTCAGACTTGTCAAGTTGGGATGTAGGAAAGGTTGAAAGCTTTGAGTACGCATTTAATGCAACACCCTACTTCAATCCTGACTTGTCACAATGGGATACATCTTCTGCTAGGAATATGTTCAGGATGTTCTCTTCTTCTCCAAGATTCTCTAGTATTGTTGAAGACTGGGATGTGAGTAATGTAGAGAACATGGACTACATGTTCCAATCTACTTCAGGAGAAACCACCTCTTTACCACCGCAAGATTTATCAAGATGGTGTGTAACGAAAGTTCCGTTTTATCCTTCAGGATTTATCGACTATGACTGGGCAGGAACACTACCTATCTGGGGCACTTGTCCTAGCGAATTAGGGGAGATTACAGAGGATGATAGGTTTGGTTTTAATATCACCAGTGCGAGTAGCCATGAGTCCCCAGACCCAATACGTATAGAGATGAGGGGTGCAGGACTAGATTTTACGGTCTACAGAAACTCTGAATTAATTTTAAGCAATGAACTGTTAACCCATCCAGATATGAATGTAATTCAAAATGTTGAAGCTACAACTTTCGAAGTCATAAATATTAGGGAGGGTACTGACAAGTATGCCATATACACCCGTGTGAAAGACTTGGCTTTCAAGCATAGAGATAGTCAGGACACTGCGCCTATATTATCTTTTGATATAACCCATATTCCACAATCGGGAAGGTTGGAGAAGTTAGCTTTTGAGATGATGACTCATGAGTTGCACATGACAGCGTATCTACCTAGTAGTATATCTGATGCAACTGGAATGTTCAACCGTTGTAAGAGGTTTAACTCTGACCTCAGCCATTGGGATACCTCAAACCTCACAAATACTAACATGATGTTTAATGAGTGTGATATATTCAACGGTGATATCCGAGGTTGGGATATGAGTAACGTTACATATACGGGCAGTATGTTCAGTTCAAGCCCATACTTTAATCAAGACATCTCTTCTTGGGATGTGAGTAACGTAGATAACATGGAATTTATGTTTGCTTACTCTACTTCATTCAATCAAGATTTAAGTGGTTGGTGCGTTTCAAAAATCCCAGAAGAGCCAGACTACTTTGCAACGTATGCAGTAGCATGGACTCTACCTAAACCTCAATGGGGCACTTGCCCTAGTGGTGATTTGCCCAACCTAGCTACCGTGAGGATTATTAATAAAGAAGAAAACTTTAATAACCCTTATATGTATTTCTCAGTTGAAGTTAACGGTGTTTTATACAATGCCGAAAAGCTGGATTTGGGCAATTATAACAATGTACCAGAAGAGCTAAACGATTTAATTTCTTTTTATTCAGATTCAGGTGGCGTAATGTATGTAGGGGCAAACGTTGATAATACAGAGCTTAAAGTTAGGTTGTCACCGTCAGAAGACCAAAAAGTATATTCAAAAGACTTTTACACAAGCCCGTATGACGATGACCAAACTCCGCAAGGCGAGGTACTACCAAATGGTGATTTTGTTTTCAGACTGTATAGAGAATCATCGGATTGGTAATGCTTATATCTTATTGCACCACTTGTCACGGCAGGTTATGGCAGCTAAAACAAACGCTAGGACATAACCTAGCGTACACCATATCTGGCAAGGTTGAGCTTTGCATATTGCTTTATAACGATGCAGACGCTTACGAGTATTTGCATAGTTATTATGCCGATTATATTGCTGATGGACGCTTGCGGATTTTGTCGCATGTTGAAGATAGGGTATTTGCCGATGGTAGTCGATGGTCATGCGGTTACGTGAAAGACTTGGCGCATAGAATGGGGCGAGGGCGTGTCTTATTTAACCTCGATGCTGATAACTTTATAGATGACGCTCTACACGCTACCCTATTGTCGCTGCCACCAAGCCATATTCTAATCACTAAGCAATCAGAATGGCGAGCCGATGGCAGAAGTGGGCGCATTGGCGTACACCGAGAAAAATATGGCAAGGTCGTTTACCGTGACTGTGGTCGCTCCGATGATGGGGATTTTATAACCCAATGTATCGCTTTGGGCGCTAAGATTCAGCAAATCGCTTGCCAGCATACACCGATAGATAACATCCGATGATATTACAACCAGTGTCTGTCACTGCATACGATAAACACCGATATTTGGATGAAACCTTTTGCGGAATCAGGAGTTACTGATGGTACTAATAACTGGAGGTGCAGGGTACATAGGCTCTCACCTGCTGTTAGAGCTTTCAAAACTAGGTTATGGTATAGTTGTACTAGATGACCTATCAAACAGCTCTATGGAACGATTAGATTGCATTAAAGATGACTATGGGAAAAAGTTCAATTTCGTAAGAGGTAGTTTTCTAGATAGGAATGTCTTAAAAGAAGTATTCAGCACTTACCCCATATCTTGTGTAGTCCATCTAGCATCTCCTAAGAGTATACCAGAAAGCTACAGAAACCCTAGTTACTATTTAGAAGAGATACCCAAGGGCACTAGGGTTCTACTGTCTAAAATGGCGGAGTATGGAGTATTTAACATCGTTTACAGCTCATCTGTTTCTGTTGGATATTCCGAAAGCCCCTACACTTTATCTAAAAGTATTTGTGAAAATATTATAGAAAATCATTGTGGTGAGTACGGAAATTTCAATGCAATTTGCCTAAGATATTCTAACCCCATAGGTAATTTAGATTCTAGGTTGGCTGACTCTGGCAGGAGTAACATCATCCCAAAAATACTGAGGGCTTTAGATAGCGGAACAACTTTTCAAGTTTTTGGTGCAGATTTCAACACAAGTGATGGGACTAGTGTAAGGGATTATGTTGATATTATGGACTTAACAAGAGCAAACGTCCTAGCTGTCAAGAATATCAACCGACTGTGTGGGTATTCACTGATAGATATTGGAAGTGGAGTAAAAACCTCTGTCCTAGATTTGATAGCTAAAATAGGTGGGATATTGAAGATTCCCATCCCATTTGAGTTTTTAGATAGTAGAGATGGAGACTTTGGGGAGTACACCGTTGATATGTTAAATTCCTCTGCTGTACTAGGTTGGTGTCCCACTATGTCAGTGGAATATTCATTAAATTATATTTTAAAGGAATTAGTAAATGACAATACTAAATAAACCCGACATGAATTACGGTGTCTGGGCAGAAAATGGCAATATAGAAATCCCTTCAAGCGAAAAAGTTGAGGAAGGTTGGGTAATTGAAAAACCTCTCAATGAACATATGAACTGGGTTCAGAATCGTCAAGATAAGATGCTTCAGTACTTAAATCAGAGAGGTATGGCGGAGTGGGATTTCAGGACAGAGTATCCGAAAGATGCCTATGTAGTACGTTCTGGTCTTTTGTACCAAGCATTAAGTCAAAACACAGATAAAGACCCTACCACTAATACAAGTATCTGGAAACAGCCTTTTGCCTTGTCTGGAGTTGCAGATGGTGCAAGTGGTGAAATTGAGAAGATTAAAAATCAAGAGGGTTACCTTAGTCTTTACGTAAGTAAGAAAAACCCTGTGATGACTGGAGAAGCCAAAGGTATCGCTTACCTAGAAAGCACAGGAAAATCTGGTCTGAAGTTTACTGGAGGTCTCCCTCAAATATTCTCTTCTGGGAAGGTTGTTGCAGAGTTCAGCGGAGGGAGTCAACCTAATGATGTTGTGACCCACCAACAACTAGGTACAAAACTTCAAGGTTACAAGGTTGGGGATATTTATATAACCACAGCAAACGGAAACCCTAGTGAACGACTTGGCTACGGTACTTGGGAGAGATTCGCACAAGGCGAAGTGCTAGTAGGTTTTTCTACAAGCGTTTCAAACACAACCCCTCAATGGGTTAAGACAGCAGGAGCTAAGTTTGGTGATTATACACACAAACTTACTGTAGAAGAAATTCCTAGACACACGCACAATGCTGCAAGTGTAAGAGGGAATATTGATTTGGATAATGGCGGAAGAGACGCTGGAGCTAACAATTCAGCCACTTCAACTTCTGCAACTGGAGGAGACCAACCTCACAACAACGTTCAACCATCGATTGTTGTATTCATGTGGAAGCGTACAGCTTAAGGAGATGTTATGAAAATGACAGCTGGAGGATTTAATATCCTCCGCCCTGTTCTAGGGAAAATATCGCAAAGTCATGTTGACAATATTAATTTAATTGTTAAGACGGCAGAGGCTAATGGATTGTCCTATAATCAGACAGCTTATTGCCTAGCAACCGCTTACCATGAAACTAATCACACATTTCTCCCTGTTGTTGAAGCCTACTGGCTATCAGAGGCTTGGAGGAAAAAGAATCTAAGGTACTACCCTTACCACGGTAGAGGATACGTCCAACTTACTTGGGAGGAGAATTACAAGAAAGCTGGTGACATCCTTGGGTTTGATTTTGTAAACAACCCTCACTGGGTTCAAATTCCTAAATACTCAGCTGCAATCTTAGTAGTGGGTTCTAGGGATGGATGGTTCACAAAGTACAAGCTTAGTGACTTTATCAACAATAAGAAAAAAGACTACGTTGGAGCTAGGAAGATAATCAATGGAACAGATGATGACAAGCTGATTGCTAGCTATGCAGTACTGTTCGAGAAAGCCCTACGTTCTTGGTAATGAATGGAGCACGATATGTCATACCTATTGAAGCAGTGGAAGTATGTTCTTATCGCTGCTCTAGCAATCCTCCTCGCTTTCTGTTTAAGCATTATATCACAAAAGAATTTAGAGATAAAGCAAATTCAAACAGAAAGCAAGCTGGAGGTAACTAAACTTAAGGCGGATTATGTTGAGACCGCTAGACAACTGGAGAGAAAGTACCATGAGCAACAGATTCAAGCTCTCGAAGACTACAAGGAAAGGGAGAAGGTTTATCTTGCTGATGCCTCTAATGCTAACGATGCTGTTAACAGGCTGTCAGACACAATCAACACAATTAGCGCAACCGCCAAGCTCGATGCCGAACTTAGAGATAGGTACATCGACACCTCAAACAACATACTCAAAGAATGCTCAAGAGAATATTCAAAGATGGGACAAATTGCTGACAGACTTAGTAATGAAGTCAGATTGCTCTCAGAATCTAACAGAAGATAGCACTTGTAAACAACCAAACCATTAAACATGAATCCCAAATTTTGACCTAGTGTATCCCATTATTTGGGATAGATAAGACCCATATTTGGGAAGTGATAAAGAAAAGATATAAATAAAATTAATAAAGAAAAGATTATCAGGGTTTTTTATTATTTTTAGTTTGTTAGGTTGATTTACACTTTAGGAAAGCACTGATTGAAAATCAGACAGTAAGCTTCATTTCTTATTGAGCACTCAAAGTATAGTTTACATAAAATAAAAACAGGTAGAAGTAGTAACAGTATGGGACTGCAAAAGCTTTATTCTTTTTTTTTATTAATAACAATGTAGCTTAGAGTAAGTAATATTTGGTAGCTGCAACCGCTACCGTAACCCCATACCCCATTACCCTTATTTTATCATTACTTTTTTATCTGTCAATGGTACTTTGGTAACTGACTACCACAATAAAATACTACATGCAATAAATTGTTTGTAAACACTTAGTATTTAAGGATATTTTAAATGTATAGAATTGGTAATTACACATAAATACAAGTAATAAATACATGCACAATCAGGATAAAATCTGTTGTGTGCCAACTAATAGTAGAGAGGTTCACATGCCTTACAGAGTAATAGTGCGAAAAGGAGATGATTTTTTAGACTGGTTATTTTCTCAAGGCACTCGTGTAGTAGAGTTTCTAAATACGTTATTGCTGATTGGGTTTACGTTCCCACTGTTATATAACATGGATACTATCATCAGTCATAACCCATACCCAAAGATTTATTTAGCAGGAAATCCATTATGGTGGGGAGCTATGGCTATATTAGGTTTTACACAGTGGTATGCTATGTCAAGAAAAGGTATTCACTCAAACCAAGTATCTGGTTTTATCCTTATGGTGAGTGGGTGGGTTTGGGGGATGATAGCATCCTTGTTCTTAGTGAGGTCACCGCCATTAACGCCAGCACCAATCGTGTACTTGTGCATCGGTTTTGTTTGTGTTATTTCAGGTTTGTACCTGTTAAGGATTAATAAGAAAGTAGAGGATAGGTTTAAAAATAAGGGGTAAAAGATGAATACGTTCTTCACGACTTTAACCCTAAGCTTCACACCTCAGATTATATCTGCAATCCTTGGAGGTCTTCTTGGCGCTATGATTTCCTCTGACAGGAAGAGGTATGGATGGCAACTGTCATTCATGTTTTGTATTGCAGCTGTAGCTTTTTCAGCAGCTATGGGAGAGTATCTTCACATCGGTAGAGGTATATCTTCTATATTCTGGATATTCGTTTTAAACGTACCTTTAGGAATGATTGTAGGGAGTACATTGGACGTATTGAGGATAGCTAGCCCACCTTTGATTGAGAAGCTCGTTAGAGGTATTGGGAATAGTGGTGTAAATATTATTGTAGAAAGTGTGTTAGGGAAGTTAGCTAAATGGTTCGGAGTGGATGTCGAGTACTACGATAAGGGTAATTTTGATGGGAGTATTGATTCAGAAATAATCATAAAATCCTCAAGTACCCAGAATAAATCTGCAATTGACAAGCCTGATAGTAAAGAGGAAGGTGTCGAAGACCTTGATGTGAAAGAGGGTTTCGACTCCTACAAAGACCTTTAAAGATGAGTGCGTATGAGCCTTAGGGTTTGTACGCACTTTTTTGTCTCTGAAATTTGCTATATAAGAAACTTTATGATATCATATGCACTACTTAAAACGAATAGTAGGTAAAATTATGAATACTGCATTAGATAAAATAGTGGAAGTCATGATGTTAAGTGAAGGTAAGGTCGCAGTGATTAGCAGTGAATATTCTCCAGAGAGAATTGCAATCAAGCTACTTGAGGTCGATTCAGGGGTAGACATATCTCTGATGGAATCAAAAGAACAGGTGAAAGATTTTATCATTGAAAACCATGAAAAACTTGGAGGTTTGGTGACTTTTCCTAATGGAGATTCTAGATTCATAGCTTTAAACACTGCGAACCATAGTGCTTTAGAGGTGCAGACTTTAACTCTGACCAAACTCCTTGAGGGAGATATTAAAGTAGTTATTACAGAGCCTAATCTAATACTATTCAGAGAGAGTGTGGATTATAAAACAGATTCTGAAGGATGGAATATATTTAAGAGCGCAATGAAGTCTATGTTAGGTGTTGAATTTATCATTGCTCAGGACGATATGGGGTTAAGAGTAATTAATAGGTAGGAGATTTTATGTTTGAAGAGGGTGCAAACCCTTGCCCAAAGTGTCGTGAAAAGGGTGAGGATAGGGCTGGAGATAACTTCCACTTCTACGGAGAGGGGTTAGGGGGTCATTGCTTTAGTTGTGGATACACAATCCCTAGCGATGAGTATGTGGAAGAGACTAATTTAAAAGTAAGGGGTGATAAGAACGTGATTAAAGAAAGTGATATCAACAAGATGAAGGAGAAATCCTTCACAGAAGAAAAGTTACAAGAGTTTCACAGTAAGACTGTAGAAGCCTTAGACCCAAAGTATAAATATCGAGGTCTAGATACTAGTGTGTGTAAGGCTCTAGGAGTCCGTTGGAGTGTAGATGATTCAGGAAAGCCAACAGCAATGCACTACCCTGCTACCATTAAAAATGAAGAGGGTGTTGAGGTAATAACAGGGTACAAATCTAGAGAGTTGCCTAAAAAGTTCTATAGCTCTGGGTACGTAGGAAAGTGCTCAGGATTCTTTGGTCAGAATAAAGCTGTGGCAGAGACATTGATTATTGTTGCAGGAGAGGTTGATTTAATCACTGCAATATCTGCAATGGAAAACTCAGATAAGTACCGCAAGAACTATAATATTGTATCATCCCCATTGGGAGAGGAAAGTACAGCTCAAGTAATTAAGATTAACTACGACTGGGTAAATGCACACAAGAAGATTATTGTCTGTATGGATGATGATGAGGCAGGAGAGGTAGCATTCTCGAAAATTCAGGATGTCATTGATAACGAAAAGTTGTATAAGGCTAACCTACGTCACAATGATTTGAATGATTATCTGAAGTTCAAAGATGCAGATAAAATTGCAGGGGATATCTACTGGAATCCGACTCCAGTAAAGACCTATGGTATTGTAGGAAGTGATAAGATTTTTGATAGAATTCTGGATGCTGTATCTACAGAGCGTATCCCTTTACCACCATTCCTTCATGGCTTAGATAACGTTTTTGCAGGGGGTATCCCTCTAGGCGAAGTCGTGAATATTATCTCCTCAGTATCAACAGGTAAGACGGTGTTTATCAATGAGATTATAATGCACTGGTTAATCTATTCACCTCATAGAGTGTTTATCGCTTCATTGGAGGATAATGTCGGAAGCTACGGCGCTAAGATGGCTTCCCGTGTTTCAGGAAAAAACATCCTTGCTATGAGGTCTATTGAAGAGCGTAGAGCTGCCGTAATGTCTTGCAAGAAGGAGGTTGGAGAGTTCTTGTATGATGAGTTTGGCAACAGTCGATTCGATATGTTAGAGAAAGTTCCCTCAAATCTTGAAGAGTTGAAAGAAGCTATCTTGTATGCAATCAAAGTGCTTGGATGTAAAATTTTCTTATTTGACCCTTTGCAATCTATTATTGGTACAAAGTCGTTAGAACAACAGGTTGACTGGATGAACTTTGAGGAGACTATCCGAAGAGAGCATGATGTTACTGTTGTGAATATCGCACATACCCGTAAGAGTGGTAGTAACCAGAAGGCTCATTCTGAGGGGGGCGAGATTGTAGAAGAGGATGTTAAAGGTAGCTCACAGATTTCAGCAACTGCTACTATTAATATTATCCTAAGCCGTAACAAGATGGCAGAGGACGAGATTGAGAAGAATACTACTTACATTGACATTCCAAAGAACCGAACTATTGGTATAACAGGTAAGGGTGTAGCTAAGATTTACTACTCACAGGCTCATCACACCCTGTTTGACTTTGAATACGCTAAAGAGCATAACTTCTTCAAAGGGATAACCCCTGAACAGTTGAAGGGTTTGTTAGACCCGAAAAAGGCTACTATTGCAGCCCCAGATGTTTTTGATGAGGATGATGGCATTGAGATGATGTCTGATTTCTAGTAAAGTTCAGCGTAGTTTGTTCATTTGACAACTGTGCACTTATGGTGTATAGTTGTCTTTTTGATTAAGGGGACGTTAATGAGAATCCTAATTGTTCTGAATTTCTTAGCCTTTCTACTGAATTTCATTATTTGGATAAAGATGGGAACGGACTTGAACTTGCTTTGTTCTGGTGTCTCCTTAGGTGTGATGATACTTTTAATTTCAATTGAGGGCGGTATAAACTAGGAGGCATTGTGGAGTATCTAAATCGTAAATGGTTCGAAGTTGTTTGGAGTTTAAAGAGTAGTCCATTAAAAAAATATTCTGATGAAATCGAAGCTGAGAGTATGATAGAGGCTGAAGAGATAGTAACCAGACTTTATGGGACTTATGAGAATGGTTTTGATGACGTTATTATCCACTATTCAAGGGAGATATGGTAGAAGTGAATGAGGAGAGTACTAAAATATACGTCTCAGATATTGAGACAACAGGGCTTTTGCATCATCTCATAGAGCAAGGTGAAGATGCAAAGATGCACAATTTCTGTGCTATGAATTTGGAAGGGGATAAGATGTACCTTCTACATTCTTCGACTGACAAGCAGAGGGAGGTTATACAAAGGTTTTTAGACAGGGATATTATCCTGATTATGCATAATGGTATCTGTTACGACAAACATGCCCTGATTCATTTTGGATATGATGTCAGTAAAGTTACGTTTGTAGATACCTTAGCCCTCTCATTTTATCTAGACCTTTACAGACCTAAGCATGGTCTGGAGGGTTATGGTATAGAGAGTGGAGTTCCGAAACCTGTAGTGGAAGATTGGCAGATTTTGTCACAGAGAGATTATGACCACAGGGTTAAAGAGGATGTTAAAATCCAACTCTATACATACAGAAAGCTAAAATCAAGATTTGAGGAGCTGTATGGAGAGATGACTGACTATGAGTTCTGTACTCATAAGGTGGTGAGGTATTTAAACTTCAAGATGACGCAGCTCGCTGAACAGCAAAATACTAGGTTTAAGATTGATGTGCCAAAAGCTAGGAATCTTCTCGAAGAGTTAGAACACCGCTTGGAAGAAAAGGTTACTCAGTTAGAATCTGTAATGCCAAAAGTAGTCAAGTACAAGAAAAATGTTAGACCAAAGAAACCGTACAAGAAAGATGGTGGTTTATCTGCTATTGGAGAACGGTGGAAAGAGCTTACGGAGGAGAATGGTTATGACTTTGATTACTTAGGTGAGATTAAGACAATAAGTGGGTACAATGAGCCTAACGCACAATCCCCACAACAAATTAAAGATTGGTTGTTTAGCCTAGGATGGAAGCCTAAGACGTTCAAGTATGACAAAGACTCTGAGGGAAATGAGAGGAGTATTCCTCAAATTTACATCCCTGATAGTGGAGGTCAAATATGTTATAGTATTGAGGAGTTGTCAGAAGAAGTTCCAGATGTACAAGAGCTAACTGGAATGGGGGTTCTAAAGCATAGAGCTGGGGTAGTTAAAGGGTTCTTGGATAGTTTAATATTTGATAACTATATTGAGGCGAGTGCTTCTGCATTCACAAACACCTTGAGGCTTAAGCATAGAAAACCTGCCGTAAACCTACCTTCTGTTAGGGTAGACTGGGGTATGGAGTGTAGGTCATGTATGGTTGCTAGAGATGGCAAGGTTCTTGGTGGCTCTGACTTAAGTTCATTA